TTTAAGAGAGCTTTCTGAAAGCTCCTCGAAGCCTTTGCTTCCTGCTTTTGCTCCGGTGCTGAGAACATAATAATATGATTCCAGAACATTCTTTGTATTAGTTCCCAGATCTATAGCTTGAGTCTGGGCCAGTTTCTTTACGGTCTTCTCCATCTCCGAGAATTCTTTGCCGGTGAGCCCCGTCATAGTCATAGTGTTTTTCAGGGCATCTTCAAGATCTGCGGATGCCTTTACCGCAAGGCCGAAACTTACAACCCCTGCACCACCAATCTTAATCAGGGAGTCGCCCATATCTTTCGCCGCCTGGAAAGTAGGTCTGAGGTTATCGGCTAATTCTTTAGTGCTTTTTTGTATGCCCTTTATAACGGGAGTCGCTTCATCTATCGCTTTAATGATGAGCTGTGCCACTGTTGCCACGCCGCTTCTCCTCTACCTTTTTTCTGAGCCGCTCCCTTATTGCCTTTGGATCAGAGTAATCCTGAGCGCTGCCGCCCCTCTTTGATTCTCGCTCTGTAAGCTCTGCCTCTACTGCCGAGGCAAAAGAAAGGAAGTCCCCCTGAATGGCGGAGAGACTTCCCGCATTATCACATAACCTATAGCCCTGCTTATGCAGGTTCCAGAGTCTCATCCCGGCTATTGTCCTCACGAAAGGATTCCAGCTCTCGCTGGTCCTCCTCCCCCTGCCCGGAGATCTGCCGTATCTTCTCAGCCACCGCAGGCACAATATCGCCGCTCCACTGCTTCACCTCATCGAGAGTGAACACGCTCCTGCCCTTCTCGTCTATCACACACCAGGCCACGATCTGAAAAGATGCTTCTGCGCTGTTCATCGTTATGCGCCCGAGCTGATCGCCGTCCATCTTCTCTCCGAAGCTCTTCATGAATTGCTTCTGCATATCTTTGTCAGTATCGAGCTTTGTCACGTCAATATTGAGATTCATCCCGGCCAGGGCTCTGCTCTGCAGGATGCTCTTCTCATAATCGGCAAGCGGGCGAAGGAGAAATTCTACCTCCTCACTATTGGGGAGCGTTACTGTTATCTTCTCCCTGATACTCATGCCTGCCATTACCATAGCGTGAATATCCATGCATCCTCCTTATACTGTCAGCAAAATTTTGTATTTTCTCTATCGCTGCTTTTGCCTCCGACTGCATACCTTTCTTAGTTTCTTCGATATGGCAAAGCAGGATGAATTCATCTTCGCTTATTTCATTTTCTCTTCCGATGTTCCAGAGCGCTTTCATTAAGTCTCCTTATATCGTCATCTCTGTGAAGTTGGCTCCTGTGTCGGTGGTCTTCATTATCTTTTCAAATGTCCCGGACAGGAACCACGTTGAGGCCGATGCCATTGAGATGCCGTAATAATTGATCGCATCGGTAAGCCCGTCATCCTTCTCTGCCCATGCGGTTCCTGCGTTGGCGGTATAATAGATAGTGTTAGCGTCACCAACTACCACGGCCACAGTTGCGGAAGTGCAGTCAACCCCGCGCAGTTCTGCGGTAACAGCGGCCACGCTTTTGTCAGCCCATGTCTCTGCATCGGCAGAGGTTACCACTGTGCCATTCTCGCCGCAACAGATCCACAAGTCAGGCGTCCCTTCAAAAGCTGTGCAGGCAAGGAGGTCAACCGCCACTCCAGAGGTTCGGGCTGTCCATGTCGTTCCGTCCGGGCTATTGAGGATTTTCCCTGCAGCGCCACAGCAGATATACTCGTCTGATATCCCGGTGATGGAATAGAGGTCAGTCGTTATGCCGCTCGTTTTCGCTGACCATGTTGCCCCTGAATCACCACTATAGTATATCTTGCCACCTGAACCACACACATAAAGATGTGTCGCATCAACCACAAAGAGCCCATACCAGTCGTATGTAACGCCAGAGGGAGAAACGTCTGTCCATGCGCTCCCATCAGTGCACTTGAGAACTTTGCCATCCATGCCGCAGGCATACCCTGCAGTATCACTCACGAACTCTATCCGGTTGATTCTGTCGGCATAGGTGGTAAGCCCTGTGGTAAGCTCACTCCATGCAGTTGCGCCGCCATCGGTGGTCTTATACATCCTGCCCCTGGTCCCTGCTGCGAAAACAATTGAGGCGCTCCTTGCATATATACAGCGGAAGAAACACTCAAGAGCGTAGGCGAAGAATGAGGTATCAAGCGTTACCTGCACTGCATACTCTTCTGTAAGGTCATGCATTGCCACAAGCTCAAGCGTCTGCACCATCTCATCGCGCCCCTTCACTGGCTGGCTGATTGCCTTATAGTAGCAGCGTGGGAACGTGAATGTCATCGCATAATAATTGGTATCATCTATGAGCGTATCATCTGAAGTAAGCGTGATTGTCACTGCCTTACTTGTCAGCGTTGTAGGCGTTGAAGCGTTACCCCAGAAGTTTGTCACATGGGTGTTGGCTGTCGTATCATCGTAAGGTAACTCCACAGTGATGGGGAGCTCCAGGGCGTTAACATCGAACTGCTGAGGGAACCTGCTACCAATCCTTACTCCTGCGTCAGCGCTGATGTTGTTATTGATATCGAAAGATATTGAGTTACAGACAACAGTTGAACCGCCTATATCAAGCCCACCGTGGCAGAATGAGAAGAAGCCGCTGGAGGATGGATCGATATCGTCCTCATCTTTGAGCGTTCCTGCGCTGTCCTGTTGCGCGACAATACTGGCGGTCATCATTGCGAAGTCACCTTTGGGAATCTCTATAGTGCAGGATCCTATTTTGCACCCCTCGAAAATCTGCTCCATCTGCTCCTTACCCAAACGTGCCGTGAAGCTCTTGAGAGAGTTACCACTCTTGAACGTATGCCGGTAAGCCTCTTTGCCGCCATCAAATTGCAGACAATCTGAGTAAGTGCCAAGAATCCACTTGAGAAGCCACCCGACAAAGATTCCTTCTATTGCTTGGCTCATGTCGCCTTCGGGGATATACTGCCCCTTACTCACTACCTGCGGGCTCCTGCGCGTGATGCCTACATACGAGAGCATCGAATCCTTTGGGGTGTCAAGTCCCACCTCGCTCGCGTCTATATAATTGAACGAATCATCATCAGTGATCTTCGTCCCGAAAACTGCTTCTTCTGCTACTCCGAAATACCTTGCTCCGCTCATATTCCTTTCCTCCTATGCACTAATTTTTTTCCTTGCTCTGAATGTGAAAAAGTTCCAGATCGGTGCGACTGTTGCGCCCTCTGGATCGATATCAGTCAGAATCTCCTCTGCAAAACAATCATTACAAGAGGAGAGTAACGTCCTTTTATTGTGCGTGCCGATCTTATTGTAGAGCGCATCCCTTACACTGCAGGACACTTCCAAAGACTTTTTAAAGCTCCCCCAGAAGTTCGGCTCATCCTTGTTTACTGTGATGATACGGAAGTTGAGGTTAACGTTCTCGGTTGAGAAGCTCACAGTCTCAAAGCGAATGGATGTAAGCACCACATAAACCGAAGGGAACTGCATATCAGCATAACCCTTCTTGCCAAGAATAACTCTGCGTATATCAGGATTCGAAGGATCGTTATCCACAGAGAGCCCAGGATGCACCCACGAGCGGGCATTGTGTGCCAGGTCCGGACAGTAAGTTTCTATGAGCATCCTCATGTTCTCAAAGATCGGCTCTATGTCCGTCCAGGTGCTCATCTGTTCTCCTTATTGAAACGCCTTCAAATAGTGCTTAATCGCATTATCCACGTAGCCCTCACCGTTTTTCTCCACGAGCTCCTTCGCCTGTGTGAGCAGCGCCACTGATCGCCCCGTCTTCCTGCTGGCTATTTCTTTCGCCCCTGGATGGGTGACTTTCTTTGTCCTCACTACATCAGTCTTCAGATTCGGCCCCACTGCAAACACTAAATACTTCTTGCACTTCGGCCTGATCTCATATGGCCCGCCAGAGTGCTTCCCGTCCTGAGATATAATCGCTTCGGCATATACCACATTGGAGCCTACTTCGTGATCATAACTGAGATGATCATGTTTCCATATCCCATCAGCGCCGCCCTGTAATGATTCTTGCACACGCCCGCCCTTTTTGCGCCCGATCTTTCCATCCTTGAATTCGTAGCCCGCAGAGACAGGGCAATTCTTCACAAGGAACGAGCGGGCATCAATCCCGGCTATAGTTGTGGCTCTATTGTATGCTTTCCGAAAGAGAGAAATATCGAAGTTATCTTTCATAACTTTTTCTATTTCCTCTTCTATCGTGATGAAAGCGCCTGTTGCCATTATTCCTCCGGGTCTGATTCGGTTAGCACTGGAGCGTATTCGTCCTCCTCATCAGGATCTATCGCTCTACATATGAGCCTGCGGAAAGGCATCAGCATCTTCTTCATCTCGCTCGTGAAGATAGGAACCTCTGCAATCATTGCGGTCATCTGATCGGCAATAACTACCTTATTCATTTTCAGGTGCTTCAGCCATACGAACCAATTTCCTACGGCCATTGCCGCCACTTGTTTACATACGTTTTTCATGTGCGTATAATCAGCCCCGGCAAGATCGGCAGCGGTGAGCGCTGACCTGTTGAGAATCTGAATAATATTGCTCTCTATGCCCGCGTGCACAATATCAAAGGCAGCTGCAAACTGGTCAACGGTCTGCCCCAGATCGGCAGCAGTCACCCCCTCTTTGTTGTAATACTGCGCCTCTGTTTTGCTGATGAAGATGGGGGTGTATGCCATTACGCCTCCTCAATAATGTTGACATTCACATCTGCAGTAGCATCAGAAGGAGCCACGGCATAGAATCCATTAGACTGGTTCGCCCCAACTTTGATTTCAGTGCTCTGGGCGTTTAATATAAATTCCTCGTAATCAGTCAGGTATTGATTCTGTACATTGCCCTCACCATCAAGAAGGAAGAAAGCGTCTGTCTGCCCCTGCATCCTTACCTTCCATCTGTTCGAAAGCGGCGAGGCAGGCAGAGGGAATCCACGGTGAAATGTGAGTCCCGCCCAATATCCTGCGTAAGAGTGCTGCGGTAAAGTAACGGTTGTAATTTTTGCATTGCTTGATCCACCCTGCATAATCGTTTACCTCCGTTTCTTCTGTGGCACCGTTGCCTTCTTCTTAGATGGCGATACTCCCGGCCTTGCTGCCACTGCTTCCTTCTTGGTTATCTTCGGCATCTCAACCACAATTGTTTTCGCCTTCACTTGCGGGCTGATAGATGCCGTTTCTTTAACCGGATGCAGAGCGGTGTTCTCCTTCGGTCCTACCTTTGGAGCATCAGGAATCTTTCTCTTACGCCATTTCACCACTTCAGCAAGCCCCTCTTCATCGTATTCCTCCACGGCTTTGTTATTGGGAATCATAACTATTTCACCGGGCTTCAACCACACCTTATCTATCATCACGTTATTCTTGATCTTCACGCGCATAACTGCGCCGTTGTTTACTATCACATTGCACCTCCTGTGTCCTTGGAAAAGAGTAGCGGGTGTTCTTAGGCTCCCCCATCACTGAGTTAAGAATGGATAACCCCGGTAAAAGCTATGTCGCGTTATTGTCTCTGATGCCCTCTATGTAACCGAAGGCTTTGTCGTGCCTATATCTGCAGTTAATCTCATAGATCAGCGTGAAGAGAACCTGATCATACTGTCTGCAGGAGTAGGTAGTACCACCGCTTACATATGTGGCTGAGGGGTCCATGCTCATGATAACGTCTTCCCACACTGCGATCAGCATATCGCTCCACATTCCCGCGAAGATGTCTGTGCAGTCGGTTTTCCCATTGACCGTCAGGGTATTGGGAATCTGGTTAGTAACGCCATACGGATAGCCGAGAAGCAACGGAGGATCGCCTGCATTGCTCGGCACGGTAAGAATGTATTCGCCTGTTGCCGCCATCTGGACCTGACGCATATTCCACTTGGTGCGGCTGTTGAATATCCAGCCTTCCATCTTTGCGTCATCGCACTCGATCATCGAGATCAGATCCATCAGTTTATTGATATTGTTGGTATCGGTGAATTTGCCGTAATGATTTGAAGCGTGCATATCCATCGAATTTACGCTGCCGGCCAGATTCTTCAATCCCGTCATCTGTCCAGCAGAGCCGGAGCCGTAGAGCATTTGATACTCTGCTTTCAGAGCGCCTTTGGCCTGCATCTTTGTATTGATGATATTTGTTGCATCATCGCCACGTCTGACAACCGGCCCATCAACAGGACAGGCAACGCCTATCCTGATCGGGTTCCAGTAAGCCTGTGAGAAGGTAGGATTACTTATGGTAATACTGCCACCTGCCTCAAATGTGTAGGCTGTAGGCTCTGCGGTGAGGGTGTTGAGAGGCACTGGGCCAGAGGGGGTCAGCTTTTCGGTATTGAATATCCCGAATACAAGAGCATTCTGCAGCATATCAATATACTGCGGGCTCCAGTTCGGGATCAGGTAATGGCCGCCGGTTCCGGTATCGTCCAGGAGGCCGACTCTCTTTTCCTTGCCACCGTCTTTCCTATCCTCGCTGCGAAAGATTTTTCCTCTGAGCCATTCATCCTCCTGGTTGCCTCTGAGCCCGTATGCAAGCGCTCTCAGCACTTTGGGCAAGTGCAGTTTCATGTTCTCCCTGGTAAGGCTTCTCTCTTCCTCTGGTCCGGCCTGCACCCTGTCAGGGCCATTCCCTTTCAGCGTGCGCAGCTCCTCAAATACATCGTTGTATTTTTTCTTTTGCTCTTCGATCTCCTTTGTGTATCGCGCCTCGCTCTCATCCATCTTTTCGTTGAGCTTGCGGATCTCTTCTCGAGTAATCGGATCGGAGGTCATCTCATCGCTTGATTTCTCGCGCTGCTTATCGCGCTCTTCCCCCTTGGCTCTTATCTCTGCTACGAGTTTATTCATCTCATCCAAAGTTTTTTTCATCTCGTCCATTGTTACACCTCTTTCAATTGTTTCAGATTTTCTGTCAACTCTTTCAGAGCGTTGACAAAGCTCTCATCAGGAATCGGCTCGGCTTCGCGTTCCTCTGGAGTGGAAGTTTCCGGCTCCGCAGGTTCGGGAAGTGATTTCTCTTCCTTCACAAAAACAAATGCCCGTTGCGACATAGCCGCATAGGCATCCTCAATCCACTGCGCAAAATGCTCATCGAATTGTGAGAGCGCTGTGTGTAGCTCCTGGTATTTCTCGTCAGGCTGCAGACCGCCATACAGAGCATTATCGAGCGTATTGGAAAACGTATTGAGCAGCATGAATGGGGTCTGTCGCAAAAGCGCCTGATCGAAATCTGCATCAAAGTCCCTGCGCTCAATGTTTGGGAATCGCTCTCTCACTGCTGTAATTGCCGCCAACTCGTTGCTTGCCCAGGTGACGGGAGAGAACTCCCAGAGCCGCACTTCTTTAATGTGACGTACTCCGTTTTCCCATTTGTCCTGTATCGTATCGAATCCAAAAGAAAGCTCTGTGATTACCTTATCCCGCATAAGTATAAGCACATCTTTTCCTCTGGTGGTTTCGCTGATTTTCCCTTTCACTTGCAAGCCTATTCCATCGCTTTTCATCTCAAGCGGGCGGCCAATAGGCTCATCAGGGTTATGGTTCCACAACACCTTCACCCTTGCTCTGTTCTCTTTAAGAGTCTTCGTGAATGCGCCCTTCTCAATAATGCTTTCATGAGAGTCAATATTGCCATATACTGAAGCATAGCCTTCAAAGGTTCCTTCAGTCTCGTCTATGGCCTTTACCTCAAATGGAAAGCTCCTGTATTGCATCCGCATCGTTACACCTCCAAATAAAAAAGCACCTCAATGGTGCCTGTGTCCTCCGTCTTTATTCCGCTCCTCAGATCTCCAGCTTATCTTCAAGCGTGATGAAGTTCACTTCCTCGTCAGCGATCTGCTGGATCTGCTCCACTGCTCGATCCCCTTCGCGCTTTACATACCGCTTCGCTTCCATCAGCAGGCAGTATAGTAAAAGACTGTCATCTACTACCATATTATCCTCCATAGAATCCCCCTATTTTTGTAGTATCATAAAGCACTGCACAGCGGCAATGCACTATGTCATCAGCACCTGCACCCAGAGAACTGTCGCCGGGAAACATCAGCTTCTTACCTGTGCCGCTCTTGAAAGGCTCACTCATTTTTCGGTGCTGCTCGTTCATTGGCTCGTGAGGATCCCGCTGTCTCCCGTCAATATTCGTGTGCCATATCTTCTCAAGCTCTTCCCCCAGGTCGGCATCAACCATTGCATAGAAATTCCCTGCAACGGCAATACTATGAGTCTCTGTTACTGAGATTCGAGCAGCCCGCATGTATGAGGAGATCTCATCGAGATCCAGCATCTCATCTGCTATTTGTTTTGAGGTTTTACCTTCTCGCAGGCCGTTCTCTATAATGCGTTTTATCTGCAGCTTTGTGGTGTCAAGAACATCGACAACCCTCTCCCCGGTCACTTCCTCCAGCCACGCTCTAACATCTTCTGTGAGGCTGTCAGTCACCTGATCCCTGCGCTCAAGTCCTGGGATGATGATACCCCTCATAGAGCCCTTCAGATCCTTCTTTGTCAGGTTCATGAAGTATACGAGCCCCTCTGTATAGAAGTCCTCATAAAACTCCTGGAGCGCCTTCTTGCTTTCCTTCTCATGTGCCTTCGATATCGCCGCTGCACTGGGCTCCCCCGATGCGCTCATAAGCCGCTTGTATGCGTCCTGATAGTATGCTGAGAGGATAGGCTGCACAGCCTTCGCCATGCGCTTGGCGAATTTCTCCTGGCGCTGCGCTGAGATTTTCAGAAACGCTGCCACCTGCTCTTTTGTCGGATCAAGTATTACCGCTCTCCGCTCCATTTCAATGTATAAGCCTCTCGCAGGTGCGGGTTCCTCCTGTAGAGCGCCGACAGTTTCATTTTCGTAATATGGCATTACACCTGCAGGCAACAGAAAAAAGTTCCCTTTCGGCAACTCGTCATACCCCTGTATGGTGCGGGCCTCGTTCTGCGTGATAATGCCGCTCTTGAAGTTGTCCTGCGCTATCTTTCTTACCCGCTCTTCACTATCCTTCAGCGCCTTGATTTCGCCCAAGTCGTAGCCTATCACTACGTCATCATCAAACATCACCGCTATGTTGCTGTTGAAGAAATCGGTGAAGTCTTCAAGCTCCGGGATTATCGTCTGCCCCCAAAAGATAGGGTCTGCCTCTTTGTAATTGCTGTATGTTGCTCTATCGAGTATTCCTACTATAATAGGAGGCACGCCGTATATACCGCAGATCTCTTCCCTTGTGAGCTTCTTGAGCTGCACATAATCAGCGTCCTTCTGGGAGAGCGCTGTCTGTGCCCATTTCAAACCACCCTCCAGGATTACCGGCCTGCCTGCATTTGAGGCGCCCTGCCAGTTCTCCTGCACCTCTTTTGCCAGGTTCTTGAATTGCTCATCACCTATTGCGCTGTCAGTATATAATACCCCGCTTGGCCGCGCCTGGTTTTTGAACATGCTATAGTTCCAGTTGCTTGCCTGTGTCTCTGTGTCTATACTATACGCCGCCACCTGAAGCGGTGAGAGCCCATACCAATCGTTTGACGGATCAAACTTCTTATGGTGTCGTATGTCCTCCGGTTGTATCTTATCGGGCGATGAGTCTACATAGTATTCATAGCGATCTACATAACCCTTCGCATCCGTTCCCTTTCTCGTCTTCCTCGGCACTATTTTCATTCTGTCCGGGCGCAAGAGATATAGATTCGCTGGAGCCTTCCCTACGCGCTCTGACACATCATAGTAACAGTTGCCGGAGATATTGAGCAGGATACTCTGACAGCGTAGGAACGAAGTCCAGCTCTGCCCCTGGTTCTGTGGACCTGCATTGTTCGCCCGCTCTAATATCGACTTCAATGGGTGGGCTCCGGTAACTGGCACAAGCTCATCATTCTTTTTCCGATACACCGAGAACGGCACAGAGCTTACCCTGTTGGCTATTTCGTTAACGCACCTGTAAGCCCATATCGCCTTTTTGTATCCCTCATCTGCAGCGTTCAGGTAATTAATAGGCTGCGCCTGCACCTGGCCCTCTTCGCTTGACGGAATAAAGTACGAGTATGAGCGGAAGAGCATACGTGCAATGAGCGCCTTTAGGTTCTCCTTCGCCCGGGTATAGAGTCCTGCCATTCCTACTTTTTCCTCTCAAGTGTTTCGATTCTTTTTTTGAGCCTCTCCATCTCCTCTTTCATTATCTTAATCTCTTTCTCGTTGTGTTGTTCTCTGCGCTTCTCGCCTGTTCTGAGGTCCTCAACGAATGGCGCAATTACGAAATCACTCATGCTATCCTCTCCTTTTTATACTTGTCTGCAGCGGGGGGCTGCTGAAAGCCCTATCAATTCTTCATTTGCATATCGTGTCTCATCAATGCTATGGTTATTCTCATCAGGATAATCAGATCTAAAATTGCCATAACGATCCTGCTTATACTCATACCCGAGAAACTCTCTCGCAGTATTCGGACAGCGCTTGTCATCTATTATAATTTTATCGAGCCGTTGAAGCCACTTCGTGCCGCGTTCCACAGAGCCAGGGCCTTTCTTAGCGCCTATCACGTTTATACCTTGGCCTTGTAAATCCGTTATGCTTCGCGGGTCTTCTGAATCTGCTGTGATACAACCATTCTCAGGATTCAATTCTTTTATCTTCTTACCGAGCTGCTCAATCTTGAGCCCATGCCACCAGCCCTCTCTAAATATATAGAGAGTGCCTTTGTGATGATAGGATGCCCCGTAACAGTCCGGGTCACAAGCAAAGCCGAAATCCAGGCCTTGCCTTACTCTGTCAAACTTGGCGATCTCCTCATCGAGAATGACACGGATCTCAATGTTGTCAAATATTGACCCGCCGGTGCCAGTCTCCTCGCCCAAGTATTCATGGCGGTATGCAATCGGCTTGCTCTCTCGTAAGCGCTCTGCCTCCTGAACAGCAGGCTCACCTATCCATTCAACCGGCACCGTCCTATAGGTGCTGTGGTGTACCAGGGTATCGCTTCTACCCGCTTCGTTCCTTGCCCAGGCATTAACCCACGAATTACATGATCTCGGTGGGTTGTACGAATAGAAGACAGCAAATTTATTGCCGCCCCTCATTAAACTCTGCAGGATATTTCTTATATTCTCTTCACACTCGAACTCCGAGAGCTCTTCAAACCACAGATATTTGAAGTATCCCGTTGAAGCGGTAATAGACTTCAAGCGCTCTGGTTCGTCACCACCCACAAAAATTATCTTATTGCGCGTAACTTTGTGTATCAGCTCAAGCGGGCTCTTGTGTTTTATCCACTCGTCATCTACGCCAAGGATGCTTATTGCCCAGAGCAGGCGATTGTAAACACTGCCTGCCAGATGCACACCATAGCGCCTGATAGCTACTGCATGGTGATTCGGCTCATATGGGTTGTCGTTCTCATCAATTGCACCGAGGAGCGTGATAAGTGTAAGTGCAACGAAGGCACTCTTACACCCGAGCCTACCGCCTTTCAGGATGTAGTGAGTCTTTGTGCCGCCCAGCTCGAATATGTCCTTCGCTATCTCCCTAAAGCGAGGTGCTATATTATCACTGTATAGGCTCATCAGGCTCACTCACTGTATTGTCGAAGTCACCTTTGTTAATTACTATTTGTGCGCGGTTGTGGTTTACATTTACCTCTGCGTTCTCCCCCCACTTTGCGCGGTTGCGCCCCTTCATGAGTAATATCAGCAGCGTATCTCTATTCTCCTGCACTCTGCCTCATTCTACCC